CGCGAATCGGCAGGCCCTTGACCACCTTGGTAGAGGAAATGTTGTTCCTGTTTGAGTCGGCCGATGTCCAATTGTTGAAGTCACCAGCCGCACAGTTTCCAATGAAGCCGTTGTTGCCGTAAGTAAACAAGTACGGGAACAACATCACGATGCCACCAGACACAGCGATGTTGTTGTCAAAAGTCAAAGTCGAATAAGCGCCAAACGTGAGCCCGGTTGTTGTCCCTGCCGTGGTGGTGATTGCCGCGCCGCCAGATGTGGCAGACAAGGTGAATGTGCTTGTAGTGTTGGTGGCGATGACGTAATAAGTTCCAGCGGCAACACCCGTGGCGGTTCCCGTCAATGTCCCTGTCACAACGACTGCTTGGCCAACTGCAATGTTGGTTGTTGCCGTGCAAGAAAATTGTCCAGCAGTGCCAGTAACCGCAACGCTGGCCAACAAAGCACTTGGTGTTGATGCTGTTGCGTTTGCGCTAAGTACGACAGTCCATACGCTAGAAACTTCTTGCGCGCTGACCACGGTAGTGCCTGAGGGAATGCCAGAGCCCGTAACGGAGACGCCAGCACCTATGCCCACGTTGATGTTCGGAAAAGTTATTGTGGACGATCCTGAGGTTGTTGTTGCTGTGTCTGTGAACACGCCGACGGGAAGCAATGTATTACCAGTGAACGGGCCAAACATGGGGCGCGTGTTCACCGACGATGAAATGTCAGCCAAGTTCTGGCCGGGGTGTGCAATCAGGTTGTTCTGGGCATTGCCATAGGCGTCGTAGCCAATGTCAAACTGCCACAGCGTATTTGGGTTTGGCGAGTAAGTCGTGAGGTTGTCGATGTACCCGGCAAAGCCAGAACCAGTGCCGCCAATACTGGCCGCGCTGATCGTCACTGATGCATTGTGGACGTAGCCAGCGCCACCACTGGTAATCACAACGCTGGTAACCAAGTTGCTTGCAACCACCACAGTGGCTAAAGCACCAGTGCCTGCTACAGTAACAATTGGCACGCTTGTATAGGTGCCGTTGGTGTACAGACTGCCTTGATTGGTGATGGTGATTGTGGAAAGCGATCCAACTGGCTCAATAGGTGTCGGGCCAAATCCAACACCATTGTCATTGTCAGTCGTCCACTGCTCGACGCCGTTGTTGTATCCAGAGATCACGTAGTTGAGCCCGTTCTCTGCGCTCATAATCATCCCGCGACTGATCCCTGTTGCGTTCAAAAACGCCCCGTTGTAGCCAGCAATCTTTCTTGGGCGACCGTATTGAAAGCGAACCCACTTTCCATCTACATAACTCACCGATGAAAATGCCGTCCCGTCCCGCTGAATGCCGGGGCCCACTTGAAGGGTAACAACCTTTGCGGTCATTAGAACGCTCCACCAATAATTCCTACAGGCATGCGTAATCCAGTTGAGGCCAAGGTTCCTGCATTGACGCCAGCAATGGCAAAACCTAGTTGATTTGATGCGGCAAGGTACAAGCCAGTCGTTGCGCTACCAGTGAATGACAGCGAAGGAGCGGCCGCAGAGCCGTTGCCCAAAGTCAAAGCATTGATGAATGATGAGGTCGATGTTTGAGCGTTGTAAACGTTTGTGCCATCGCAAATTGCAATAATTGTTTGGTTTTGCGGAAGAGTTACCGTTAAGGCACCGCCAACACCAGTGCTAAACGTCAAAGTGAAGGCGCCACTTGTGTTGTTTCGGAACGAGTACAACTGCACCGTTGGTGGAACGATGACCGTGCAATTTGATGTCAATGTTCCGGTGTATTCTTGAATGATGCTGGCCGCCTCGGGCGATGTCAGCGTCACAGTTCCACCAGTCACAGATTTGGTCAACTGAGTAAAAAAGAAAGTTGCAGATTGACCGTAGGCGTAGCTGTAAAAGGTTGAGCCGTCAGATACAACAACAAACGACTCAGCAAGTTGCAATTGCTTGCTGACTTCGCCATCAATAGTGTCTGCTCCACTGGGAACAACGTTCAAGATGCCGGTGCCATCGTTTTTGAGGATGGCGTACCAACTTGCACCAACAGATGCGGAAGTTGGTAATGTGACTGTGCCAGCACCACCAGTCCAAACGTACAAAGACGATTGGTCTTCTGGGAGCATTTGATAGTCAGATGAAAACGTTGTAACGGGAGTCACTGTGTTCAGCGTAGTGCTCACCGCATCAAGACCGTAGCCTGCCAGTGTGGCCGCATTGGCCGCAGAGGTGCCTGCACCAAACGTCACAGTTCCCCATGTGCCATTGATGGTGCTGTTGTTGGTGACGTAGATGTACTGAGCGATGCCAGAGGCAATTGACACAATCGTGGTGCCACTGGTGTTCACCACGGTGAAAGTATTGGCGCCAATGTTGCGAATCAACACGCTTTGTCCAGTAGACACAGACGTGGCAGGTGGCATAAACAAATCAATGCCCGAGGTCGTTGCCGTGACTTCAAGGATGTTGGCAACAACGCTGTCCGTGTTGCCATTAATTGGCCACTGAAGGACGGTATCGGTTGAAATGGTCAGTTGCTCGTAGCCCACTTGCGATGGGCTGATTGTCTGACCTGTGTAGGGGTTAACGTAACTGGTCATGATTAGGAGTCCACTGCAACGGCTTGACGATCACCAACTCGCGCCACATCCTCAGTCTTGAGTGATTGGAGCGACTCGGTGTACTTCTGTTGAAAGATAACGCGCTGGTCGTTCTTGAGGAACTGCATCGCTTGCAACAGGGTTCCAAACAGCATAGCGTTCGGGGCGTTTTGAGTCAGCCAGTTTGTTTGGTTGGCAGAACTCAATGGTGCAATACGCTCGTAATAGAGCACTTCAAAGTCATAAGCCTGATCAGGTGTTGGGGCAAGGTACCAGTGCTCCCAGTCGGTGTCAGCATAGTACAGGGGCACTTCGGTCAGATCGGCATCTGGCCAGTAGTTTTTTAGGTATTCGTACTTGCGCAAATAGACTGGCTGTTTTTTGCCTGCCACGGTCACGCTCATAGACACTGTCTTGCGCCAGCGCGCAGGCTTTTGCAAAATGGCATTGTCTGCGGTCATGGCAGACTCAACAATTTGCAATTGGCCAAGGGTCTTGATTGTTTGAGCAATCTCAAACTCGGCCAAAGAAATAAAAGTGGGAATCGCGTTGACAACAGCGGCGTCATTTCGCTCCAAGTACTGAAGTACAGTGGAGGTCAAACTGTCATACGTCATCACCCATGATGGGATTAGTGTCATCGCGTCGTCCCTTTATCCAACATTGCGCTCAAAGTGAGGGCAATCTACGAGTGATTTGAAGTTGCCGCCCCAGCGGTTCTTGGGGTGCAATGACTCCCAATATACGCCCAATGGAGCCAGCGTCTCCTTGTCCCAAATTATCGCGCCGCCCTTGAAGAAGTTCAAATCGATGGCACAGCGCTTGAGGTGTATAGAGTTCATGGTCTTGGAGCGGCCTGCCTTGACGTGCAGAGCCTGTTGCTCAGGTGTGCGCGCCAACTCCCCACCAGTAACCATAAAACCCTGCTCAGTGGCGTATTTGATGAGTGCGCAGGCATCCAACAGGAAAGCCGCTTGTTCTTGACTGAGGCTCATTTGTCACCCCGCTTGCGCATTTCCATGACCTTCTCGACTGTCCGACCCCCGAAATATGCGGTCATCACAAGCATCCCCCACTGGCCCAGCAACGAAACGTAAGCCTCATTGACGTCAATGCCTGCGGCGCTCAGGCCAGCAAACAGCAAGTAGGCGGTCAGGATGTAGACAAGCGTCATGGGTCGGATATTCTTTGACATCCACGAGTCCGAAGACATGTCAGCTTGCCAGCGCTTGCTGACGTTGTCCTCTTGGTTGGCTTGGGCCGCCAACAGAGCCTTGAGTTCTTCCTGCTCAATACGAGCCTTCTCAATGCCCAACTCAAGCAAGCGCTCTTCATGGTCAAACTGAAGCTGGCGCAACTTGGCAACTTCAGCGTCAGATGGGTTGTCGGAAATTTTTACGCCCAGAGCGTTCTCGACAACCTCTTTGCCCTTTGCTTGAATCGCAGAAGACAAAAGGCCCAGACCATTCTGAGCCAATGTACCAAGCAGTGATGCAACGATTGGAATCATGGTCACCCTTTCAATTCAAAACTTAGATTTTTATGACGCGGGTACTGAACAACGCGCTCGCCCTCTGGGCATTTATATTTGATGGTCGCCAGCAAGGTCGCTTTGCCGTCAGCAATCTTTTCTTTCCTGACCATCGTGAGTTGGTAGGTAAACGTGTCAATTTCTGGGCCTGCTGGGCCGCTGAACTTGCTTGCGGTGGTGGTCGCTTCATGCACCATACCCGCCGCATCACGAATGCTTGGCGTAAAACTTTCAACAGAACAGTCGTCCCGTTTCTTTATTCTTGCAACCGTGACAGTGATGGGCTTTCCAGCATCTGCCACAATTTTAAAATTCTCTGGAGACCATTCAATGATGGCTCTATCAAACCAACCAAACTTGTCGGCAAGTGTGTAACTGCCACCTAGTGCGGCAACGCTTGCGGCGACTGCTCCAATGGCTTTGGTGAGGTCAATCATTACATCCCCAAAAGTTTTTTGACAAACTCGGCGGCAACACCGGGGCCAAGCAACACGACAGCAATGACTACATACAGGAGGTACTCAATCCTGTTCATGCGCTTGGAACCTTCGTCGAAGCGGGTCTGAATGACCTCGTACCGTTGGGCGCAAATCGCTTCGTGAACGCTTAGACGCTTGTCGGTCTCGGTGGCCAATTCGTGAACCGCTTCCATTGCTCAATCTCCAAAAATTTACTCAGCAGCAGGAGCGTCAGCGGCTGGCTCAGGGAACTGGCCTTTTGCTTCAGACTGAATGCCATTGATCAACTGGGCCACATGCACAAATGGCTGGTTGCCCAAGTACTGCAAGATTGCGTTAACCAATTCGGTTGAAAGTGTGATTTTGTTCATGAAAACTCTCCGTGTAATTGCCGCTGTCAGGGCCAGCGGTTTGCCCTCATTCAATTATGCCGCAGGCGTTGCCCAAGGCATGCCATCAAGCACAGCAGGAGCAGCCAAGGCGGCAAGCTGGGCATCAAGTGCGGCTTCCATCTCTGTCAAGTCCAGAGCCGTGCCAAGCCATGCAAGCACATTGGCTTCAGTGACATTGGCAAACGGAATTACAGTGTCGCCAGCAGTCAGGCCCACAGAGCCATAGCTGGATGCTGTGTGCTCGCCAGATGTCTTGGATGCGCTCCAGTGGACAGTGGTAATGATGCCTGTTGCGGCTTCGCGGTTGAGTTGGTTGATAGTGAGTTGCATGATGGTTCCTTGGGTTAAATGCCTGCTGCTGCAAGGCGTTTACGGAGAGATTGGATTTCAGCCCACATCACAGGGATAAGGGCGCTTGCATCCATTTGCTGATAGACAGGTTTCCCGTCTGCATCAACAGCGTCTTTGACACCAGTGTGTGCGTAGGCAGGAACTTCGTGAGCAATGAACATTGGGCGTTCTTGTGTAGCACCCTTCATCTTGCCCATGTAAACAGGCACAGAATCAATCAATGCACCGCTACCAGTTACAGGGCCATAAATGTCTTTTGCTCGGTAATCTGAAGTTACATTGTAGGCAACTAAACCGCCTGCTCGGTTATAAGTAATACTACCTCTACCTGTATAAGTTCCTTCAGTCCCAAAAGCTATAAACGAATTGTCGCCTGATGTTGCAGAATTCCAAACAAGTTGTGTAAAGCTAGCTTGTGCTGTATTTTTAAAATAGACACCATTGGTTGCACCAGCAGTAACAGAGAATCTTTCTCCGCTTATTTGCGATGTTGCACCCACCAGCAAGTTACCGCTGGAGTCGATACGCATGCGCTCGTTGTAGCTAGTACCGTTATGGATGCCAAACGCCATGTATGTGCTAGCCGTATTACCCGCAACAATTGTTTGGTCTGTACTTCCCCCTGACAAGTTGCTGTAAACGGTCAAGCCGTTTTGATTTACAACAGACATTCCATTGGCGTTACCAGAAAATCTTGCTGATGCGCTGTTAGCTGCCCCATTAACTTGTAGCTGACCTCCGGTAGCACTGGGCGTTAACCCAATCCCCACATTACCGCTGGAGTCGATAACCATCCGTGTTGCTGATGCGGTGTCATCGTAAATAAAGAACGTACCAGCAGGGGATGGGCCACCACCACTTGACCCAATGTTCCAGTTTCTTGCGCTTGCAGCAGAATTTTGAAAACGTGCAGCAACTGAGTTGGTGCTGTTCCCACTTACAGTTAAAGAGTCAAAAGACCCGCCATTAACATGCAGCTTTCCTGCTGGCGAACTCGTCCCAATCCCCACACTACCCGCAAAGTAACCTTCACCATCACCCCGAATATGGTGCATGACTGTGGGGGACGAGATAACATTTGAATAGAAGCGAGAAAAATAAAAACATGTTAGGCTGGTGGACTGAGAAACACCCACTTGAA